GCGTCATTAACTTCAGCTTCAGTGTCATCTTCAAATGCTTCTGCAAATATTAAATTTACGTCTATGTTGTCAGTGTCTTCTAATATCGTCAAAGTATTTGTGACATTATTAAAGTCTTGGTCGCCATTAGCACCAGCACTAAATGTAATAGCGCCGTTTCCAATGAGCGTGTATGTATTATTTGATACTGTTGCGACGTCAGTCGCGTTGCCAACATACACATACGATGAGCCAGTATTGATTACGTCCATCCAATAGTTGTTAATTCCAGAACTTGCCCGCGCATTAGGAGCTAATGATAGTCCCTCCCACGTCTCTAATACTGTACCTTTTGATCCAGTTATAAGACCAAGTTCGTCATAAATTACGATATGAACTTCGTCGTTAGTAATAGGAGTTTCTGAAACTTCAGACGCCCATAGAGTTGTACTAGCAGTTGTAGAAAAGAATTTTTTAGATTCTGTAGCCGTGGTACCCACATTATTTGCATGAAATACTTGTAGGCTTAATGAATTGCCTAATGAACCAGCATATCTAGCATAGAATGGCGATGTTAAAAGAGTAGAACTCTTAATATCAAATTCTGTTTTATTTGGTATGCAGAGTGTCTCTTCTGATGTGCCATAAAGATAAACTTCTCCTTTAGCATTTCTTGCTGTAGCAGTATCAAGTGTACGAAGTACCTTTAATGAATTGCCATATTTTAAAAAGCTTTCTGCTGTTAAGAATGACCCGCTGGTCATGTCATCTTTTTTACTTGGAGTGCCAAAGATTTTTCCTAGCACTGTTTCAGAAACGACATTTACTAGTTCAAGTGCCGGACCCCAATTAAAGTGTCCAACATATGCTCCAGTTGATGCCGATACCGGTTGTGTTACGGGTGTCAAGTCGGTTTCTGTAACTTGTACACCTACGCTTTGTAAGGTTGCCATATATTTTTTCTTTCTTTCTTCAGTTGTTGTTAATTATAAGTTTAGAGATCATAATAAGAAAACTTCAATCTATCGATATTTATAAAAAGTCACTTTTACAGCATATTCCATTCCTGAAGTGTCGATACCTGTCGCTCGTAGTCAACCATACTTGGGGTCGGCGCTGAAGTTGGGCTGTCAAATATGCCAAATGGCGGCAAGTCTTCTTCCATTTCTCGTATCTTTTCGCTATAGAGAAGGGATTTTAGTTCGATATTACTGAGTCCTCCAAACGCGTCAGTACTTACAAACCAGGCAAAGAGCACAAGATTCATAACCATGTCGTCGTGGGTGTTTCCTCGCGCAGCATAGCTGTCACCCTTTGGTTCAAAGCTACTAAGTTCAACTATTGTATCTGCGTCACAAACCTGAAGTTTGCCACTTTCTAATAGATCTTTTAGGTTGCTGCACCCAATACGCTTTACACGTTTTGTCATTGTCACACCAATACCACTTGACTTTACAGAACTCTGTACAAACGTGTTGTCATACTCATAGTCGTAATAGATCGAGTTGCATACCACTTGTCCAGCATCATTGTTTTCAACTATTACAAGTGCATCGTTGTATGTCTTTGCGGCACGAACAATAAACTCTGGAAACATAAGTGGAGACACAAGGTTGTCTCGATATGTACACACCTGCTTAAATGTGCCGTCTACGCCAGATATATCAAACACAGTAAATGTACTGTAGTCCTGGCCGCGACCTTTACTGACGTCAGCAGTTATTATATAGTCATGACCTTCAATTGGTTCAACATAGTAACGTATGCCATGTTGAAGTTGTAGAGGTTCACGTGACTGCAGTCCTAGCAATGTGTCTGAACCTATTAGCGTCTGGGAGCTGCCAATAAAGTTTACTTCAAACTCCTGGGCAAATTGAAGTTCGCTGCTGTTTGCAATCGTCTGACGTTTCCACTCGTCGTCTCGTCCAGGCACGTCATTCCATCGAATAGTAAATGGTTGAAACTCGTTTGTGGCTTGTATCGCACCCTCCCAAAGCTTATAAAACATATTACCAATGCCATTAGGAGTACTTGTAATAATAACCTTTGTGTCTTTTCCAGACGAAATAACGGGATAGGTACTTGTATAAAACTCGTTTGCTCCATGTACGAATGCAAACTCGTCAAGGAAAATAACATTCATTGAGAGTCCGCGAATACTTGAACCGCTTGTTGCAGCAGCAATAATCTCAGAGTTGTTGCTAAATTTTATGTTTCCCTTGTTTAGTATTTTACAACCAGGTTGCAAGAAAAATGGCAAGTTTTCAAGCATAAGGGTAAGACGAGACAACATCTCGCGTGCAGTCGCTCCTTTGTTTGCAAGTATGCCTATCTTTTTATCAGGGTTGAATATCGCGTAGTGAAGCAGCCACGCAACACTCGTCACAGACTTACCGCTCTGGCGACACGCAAGAATAATACTAAAGCGATTGTGTGTAAAGTGATCGACCATCTTTTCTTGATAGCCGCGCAGCTTAAAGTTTACAAGTCCGCGATCAAGGTTTATAACCTTTACATAGTGTTCTGCAAAGTACGACACACTTGCCATACATTTTTTATACTCGCTTATCTCGTGAGCGGTAAACTGCTGCTGCACTCCATCACGTTTGATGTATGGATTGCCATTATATGAATCTGGAGCGGTCATTCAACGTCAATAGCCTCATCATCAACATTACCTCTCAGTAACTTTTGTAGTTCTGTAGTGGTACCAACAAATATAGCATTATTAGTGGTGCTCGGTGCTGGAGTTTGTCCGCGTTTATCTTCAACCTGTACAATTTTCTTGCGCTCTTTTTGTAGACCTAGCAGCTGTCCGTTTATGTCAGCTGCAGTTTTTATCATACCAGCAAGTACCTCAAACGCACGTGGGTGTTCAGCATCAGCTGCAAGAGCATGCATCGTGCTTATAGCCTCGTCACTCGTATCAATAAGTTTCTTTATGCGTTCCCTCGCAAACTTGTAGTCTTCTTCAGCGTGTAACACAATTTCGTCATGAGACGGCCCAACTTGAGTGCCAGTGGCGACTGCAATTTCATGTTTTACTGGTAAGACGTTTTTTTCAAGAGATGCCAGTATGGTATCTTTGTTCTTTTTCATAATTATGGATTCTCATCAAAGCCGTATGTAGTGATTACAGTATAATTTTCTGGAGTGTCATTCTCTGGATCACCAAGTTCAACGCGCACGCCGTCAATAGGTAAAGAATCCGGAGTTATTGGGACGTCATACAAGTCAACGTCAACAACTTTAATAATTTTTGATGGGCCAGACTGTATGCCCATAAACTTAAACTTGATATCAAAATCTAATGTATAGATGATTGTACGACGACTGTTTCCAAAGTCACCTTCATAGTCATCTTGTATATTTGTGCTAGTTAGCAGTATAGGCACATCAGTAATTGAGCCAGGCCCTTCAAGATCCTTTACAGCAACAACATAGTCTGGTGTAAAGTACGGGACAATCTGCTCAAAAATTTGAAGCGCGTCATCCTGATGATGTGCAAGTATGCTTAGTTGAATACTAACTTTATACGGTATGCCCTGATATATTTTTGTCTTTGTGTCAGAGTCACCTTCAACAAGATATAATTTGCTGTTGAGTTTATTTAGTTTGCTTGTTGAGTCGTAAGCTATCGAAGTAATTTCAAAACTCATACGAGGCAGTTTGATGGCAATGTCTCCATACTCTTCCATATGCATACTTGCTAAACGAGCTAAAAACTTCTGTTTAGGACCATAGGAAATTGGTACGCGTTGAATGCCAGTCATCTTACCATTTACCTTTTTCGCTATAGAAACGTCGTTAAAGATTGTGCCAAAAACAGCTACAATCTTTTTAAGGTTGCCATTATAGTAGTATGATGAATTTAACATGACTTATGATGGGTCTCCGAACGGGTTGCTTTCGCTAAAATCGATATAGTCATTACCAGCAATTTCAAATGAACTGTTTTGCGTGAGATCGTCATTGATGAAAAGTGCTGCATCACCATCAGTCAAACCAACTACTGAATTTATGATTGAAGAAGTGTTAGATGTTTGACCCTGTAGAGCAGCATATAGAGTCGGTTGATTTAGTCTTTCAATTGGTGATAGAGTATGAAACTCTCCATCATTGAACGTTAGTATGCCTAGAGTAGCAATCGTTCCCGTTGGTGTGTGTTCATACTGCAACAATTCTGCCTCTCCAGTAACGACAGGCTCACCAGGAAGATTCGGAAGAGTAATTGTTAGCGTTTCACCAAGATTGTGAACGGGCCCGCCGTCGAAATCGAGTTCTACTCGAGTGCCCTGAGTATGACCAGCTTGTATTGTGTCAATCTCTTCGATTCCAGTATCAATCTCTTGACCACTGTATTCGAAGAGTTCACATATAAGTTTGAATGTCGGGATGACTCCCTTTGTGTCGCCACTGCCGCCAAGTTGGAAAAATGGACTCTTGTCTTCAACAAACTTAATTTCAAAGAGTCCTCCAGCGAGTGGTAAATAGATGAGATCACCTTCACGTGGTCGAACGCTGTCGTTTGTATAGCCATGACGACCGATAAGAGAGTTCCATCGACGACGACTGCATACGAGTGTGACTTGATCGCGAATTTCAAGACCAAATTTTGTCATAAGGTCGCCGTCTCCTTCGAAACCATCAACACTCTCGATATACATTTCGATCATAAACGAAGTGTCAAAGCTTGATATTACATCTTCGTTGAGTATAAAGTCTTGCTTTACAATTTTACGCGGGATATAGTAGACATCATGCCCCATAATTTTCATAGACTCGATAAGCAGATCTTCTAGAAGATTCTGTTCGGGTCTATAGCGTTCACTAAAATATACACTGCGTGGCATAATGTGTTATCCCATATAAAAGTCTGGCGGCATTTGATATTTGGTATCAAAGTCGGTCTCAATTTTTTCAATGTCTGCAATCGCATCTTCGTAGATTGCGCGACCGTTTAGTGTCACTCCACCAGGAAGAGTCATACCTTCAAATTTCAACAAGTTTGTTCCCCACTGTTTTTTCAACAGTGCAGTAAGATATTTCTTGAGAAGCATATCGTTGTAAACATCTTTAAAGTCATCAGGATCGATGGTCTGATAGCCTTCAATAATAATGTATTGACCAATCTGTACATAGGTTTTCCAGTCGTCTTGAATGCTTAATCGATTCATATGACGAGTAAATATAATCTGTTGGGTTGAACCTGTAAGTATAAGCTCGATTGAGTTCATATACTGTTTGGTCATTTCATAGTTGATGAGCGAGTCGGGCTTGCGAAGCCCATAGAGGTCGTTTAAAAACATCTGATACTTTACACTAAACATGTCAGCTGCGTCGCCGCTGCTCAAGTTTAAGACTCGCAGCACCGAAATAAGTTGGTCAGGCAACGTAAGGTAGTTGTTGATATAGTCTGCTTGAGTGACCTGATGCTTTAAGAATGTACGCACGACCGCGTCGCTGTGATACTCTTGATAAAACTGAAGTGCCTCGTCAATACGATCTTCAATCTGATCTTCGTCGATATTGATTTCGAGTACTGGAGCACCAAGAGCACGAAGGCAATAGTCTGCTAATTCTTGGCGTGATGTTGGTTTTGCCATAATATACTATTTATACTCAATGGCCTTTAGTGGCGAAATTGTATGTAATCTTTCCAGTCAAATCAGAAGAATATACACTCGAACCTGGGGTCATATACTGAAAATATAATTGTCCTGCACCTTCTGGTCCGTTTCCAAACTCTATCGTTAACGGATAATACCGATTAGCAACCATATAAAATGTACCTGTACTTTCGTCAATGCCATGCAGACCAGGCAAACTTACTACGCTATTGCCGATAGATCGGTTGACATCAAATGCATTAGTACCAAGCCATAGATAGCTAGCGTCGTCAGAAGCAAGTTTAAATGTGTGTAGTCCACTTATATTCGGTTTAAAATAACCTCTTATAATAAGACTCTCGTTGTTTGGAACCGCAGAATAGTTTCCATAGACGACACTCGCGACCTCTTCAGATTTTAAAGCTGGACCTACACGATTATTTGGACCTGGGTCGATCGGTGATCCTCCAGCATAAAAATAGTATACACCTTTACCAACTGCAGGGAAAGGTTCACCCAATGACTCTGGTCTATCATATTGCGGTTCTGGGTAAAATCCACTTTCTGCCCAAGCCTCGACATTAAAGAGATCTCCAATACGCGTTATCTGATAATAGCCTATATCACTTGGTCCTAATTCAGCTATGTTTCTATCATTAAAAAACGCGTTGCTATCATTAAAATAACCCCAATATTGCTTAGTGTACAAGCCATTCTGTAAGTTTAATCCGCTCACATCCCATGAATTTGGATCTGCTGCTTGATATGAAAAATTTTCGTACTCTAAACCGACACCTGAATTGTAGAGTGCTGTTATTTCTGGTGCTGTAAGAACCCGTCCCCAGATACCAACCTCGTCTAGCTTGCCTGGACCCGGATATTGTGTACCCGAAACGTCTCCAGCAAACATAGAAAGTAAAGTATTTTCATAATTATTTCCAGGACTTACTGAACTTAATTTGATATTATAAACGAAAACATGCTCTTCAATGCCGTTATAATATACACGTACCGTTTTTGTTGAAAGGTCATGCGTCACAGCAACGTGAACAAATCCCCCCTCGTAAATCCCCGCCTTGTTTGCATTAAAAGATGTTCCCGCACCAAGTTCATCATACCAAATTCCTCCTTCGACTGTTTGATGCGCGTCGCCCTCAAGTGTTCTAATGCGCCACAAACAACAATTCGACCAAGCATTTGGAAACATTTGATTTGTATCATCACCATTATCGTTTGTAGACATCCAAAATGAAAAACTCCAACTTGAGTTTACGGCGTCATACGGAGACGGTGCTATGTATAAACTTACATTTTCATTAAGGTCATTTTGAATTGCACTATTACCTATTACCCCTCCACCGCTTTCAATTGCGCTTGGATCATCACTATATACAGTAAGATGATTGCTTCCATGCGAGTCATAACGAGTGCCGCTCGATTCTTCCATCTTCCAGTAAGCTATAAGATTAGCAAACAAACCCGTTTCAAACGCAGATGCGTTTGTGGAGACATACTTGTATGCCAAATCTAATCCAAGACCTAACATATCAGAATAAAACTGTTACTGCAGCTGTTGAAATTGTGGTACCACTTTCTAGAATTTTTATTCCTCCGAGCGGCCATACCCCAGGAGACAGTGTCAGTGTATGTGCCACGTTGTCTACTCCAACAAGAGTAATATCTCCATTTGATGTGCCAGGCGCGACATAGAGACCACTAAACACTCGTGCTTCTCCGTCAATGATTGGTGCATACTCGCCAGCAGTAAAAGCTAAAGGTGCATAGGCGACAGCAGAAGAGGTATCACGTATAAGAGATCTTTCGTATAGGTTTAGATTATTGCTCATAATTTGTATTTATATTATTCTTTTATAGAGATTCCAGTATAGAGCGAAAGACCAAGCGCAATCAACACAATATAATGAGAAATGACTTCATTTTGATTAACAACAGCATTAAATGCTATTATTTGTATAATAGCGACGAGTGCTAGTGCTAACCATATTACAGTTTTCATGGTTTTTTCACATATTTTTCTGGTGAGCGTTCAAAATTCTTTGCGAGCTTGATGATGCCTGTAATGATTTCTGGAGAGACAACCCCGATGATGCCATAGGTAATCGCCTTGTAGAGGCTAGGAATATCG